AGTGCTGGTAGAACTGGATCAAGTGGCACAAGTGGTGCCGCAGGCGCAGCTGGTACAAGTGGCAGCAGTGGCACAAGTGGTGCCGCAGGCGCAGCTGGTACAAGTGGCAGTGCTGGTAGTGCTGGTAGTGCTGGTAGAACTGGATCAAGTGGCACAAGTGGTGCCGCAGGCGCAGCTGGTACAAGTGGCACATCAGGTAGCAGTGGCACAAGTGGTGCCGCAGGCGCAGCTGGTACAAGTGGCAGTGCTGGTAGTGCTGGCACAAGCGGAGCAGGAACAATATCCGGCGGCACAGCAAATTATGTTGCAAGATTTACTGGCGCAACAACATTATCAACCGGTGTATTATATGATAATAATACTAATGTTGGTATCGGGACAACGAGTCCGAGTTCAAAATTAGATATTGTTTCTTCGGATAATTCTACTTGGGCTGTTCAAGTTGCGAATAACGGAGTAACAAACGCCAATGGACTTTATGTAAACATTGGCGCTTCCAGCACGGGAGTTCCATTTAGAGTTGATAAAGCTGGTGCAGGATTATTTCAAGTTTCAAATAATGGCAACGTTGGTATCGGAACAACGAGCCCAATAAGTAAGTTACAGATAGGCGGAACGTCTGGAAGCCTACTCACTGTAGGAACTTTAACAAATACCTGGGTTGGAGACGTTGCAATTGGGATATCTAACGCTAATGGAATTATCGTTAGTAAAATAAATACAGCTAACGACATTAACAGAGTTTTGGTTTTTTACAGAGACGACACTAACGGAGCTACGATTTGGGGGTACACTCCTTCGGGGGGTAGCGGCAATGTAGGTTTTCAAATAAGAGCTAACGCTTCATCTTACTTTAATGGTGGTAATGTTGGTATTGGAACAACAACACCAAATGCTAAATTGGATGTTAATGGAAATACAATAGTAACAGGTTCATTGGTTGTCACGGCTGGTATAACGGGCTCATTGCAAGGCACAGCAAGTTATGCACTAAGTTCACCCGGTGGTGTGTCTGGCGATCCAGATTTTTCTCCAATATTTATGGTCATGGGAGCATAAAATAACAAAATTCATTATCTTTTTTGCAGCAACAACGATATATATATATATACAAAATAACATATGGCAACAGCATATAAAATATTAGGTCAAACAGCAGCAAATGCTGCTTATGCAACACTATACACTACACCAGTTGGTAAAAGTGCAGTAGTATCCAGCATTGTAGTATGCAATGTTTCGGGCGCAGCAAAACAATTCAGAATTGGCATAATGGCAAGTGCAGGTACACCTGCCAGCCCAACAGAATTTCTTGCATATGATGCAGCAGTTCCAGCCAATGATAGTATTGTTATGACTCTTGGTATAACAATGGAAGCTTCAAAATATATAAGAGTATATGGTTCTGATGGCAACATTGGATTTACTGCATTTGGTTCTGAAATTACATAAAAATTAAGGTTATGAATTATTATGGCAGTTACAAATATATTAAGTAAGCGAACATTATCCAAACGCACAGTGGGGCGTTATGAATACGCCGGTGTTATTGATACAATTGGTAGAGCCGGATGGGGTGCATATATTGATAATAAAAGTCCAGCATATGGCCCAAATTGTACGTCGCGCACCGACGCCAACTGTCAATGCTGTGGAGATGATGGAGCCCCATATTATAATTGCAATACTTGTAATTATGCTTATGTATCATTTCCTAATCTCACGCCATCAAGTTCTTTCAACAACAGTAGATATGCTGGATATTATGATGTATCACCATCAACATCATTAAAAAAAGGATTTAAATCTTTTGCAGTGACTGGCTATGATGGTTCGGCGGTGTACAACGCTTGGACAGAATATGTTACATGCACGAGCTGCGCCTCAACTACCGAACAAAATATAATAGATGCCGGTGCAATTTTCGGAGACAATGCATATGCAGGTATAAAAGAAGCTGATGATACATTATGGACATGGGGGTATAATGGTTACGGGTCACTGGGCGATGGTACTAACACCACGCGAAAGAGTCCAGTTCAGATAGGATCATACAGTTGGAAAATGGTAGTTGGTAGCGCGTATTATGGAGCATTTGCAGCAATAAGATCCGATGATACATTATGGACATGGGGGGCTAATTATAATGGTCAATTGGGGGATAATACAGGAACGAATAGAAATTCTCCGGTTCAAATATCTGGAGGAGGAACTTGGAAATATATTTCATTTGGATATAGTTACTGCATGGGCATAAAATCTGACGACACATTATGGGGCTGGGGTGTCAATATTAATGGATCAATGGGCGACGGCACAGTTTTCGTCAGATCTTCACCGGTCCAAGTATCTGGTGGAGGAAGTTGGAAACATGTTTCTGCTGGATTTTATACGACACATGCTATAAAAACAAATGGTACTATGTATGGGTTTGGTGGAAATCAATATACGATTGGAGACGGTACAAATACAAACAGGTCATCTCCCGTTCAAATAGGAGCAGCATATTCTGATTGGACGGATGTGAAATCAACTGCGGTGAGCGGTGGGGCTTATGCCATACGTTCAAACGGAACTGCGTATGGATGGGGATATAGTCCACTTGGCGTTGGGATGGGCATAATCAGTTTGATTACACAAATTGGGTCTGCCACAAATCATAGACGTTGGTTTACTGGAGGTACAAATGGTTATCCAGTAATAAATAACACCCCCCTGATGCCATTTATAACAACCGATGGTAATTTGAGTGCTTATGCTGGGTATACTTCAACCCAAACTTCGCTGTATACTGGTGGCGGAGCGCGGCAGTTGATTACTTCATATGACGTAAATTATTATGGCAATAATTCATTCCTTATGAAGTATTTTTAATAAAAATATTTATGACTATACTGGAAGAATATAAAATATCTCAAGGAACTGTGATTGGAGAGATTCGGAATGAAATATATCAAAAACATAACAGCGATGAATTGGCTACAGGAGCACAGCATCATTGGCTCAGAATAGACGTATCTGAAGATGTATTTAAAATATATACACTTGTAAATTCAAATCCTGTTCAATTTTTGGTTGCTACAGTCACTTGTCCAATTATTGATATAAACAACACTCCAGTTATGAAACATTTGGATCTGCCTCCTTTTTTTGCTAGAGATGAAAAAAATCCATCAAATCTTCATTTGGAATGGTTTGAAGCGAATATTCCATTTGCATCAAGAGATATAATAGAAGCTCAAAATATATCTTATATATTGCCATAAATATATGTATATACATACTGGAATGTCTTTGTCAGAAAAAACAAACTCAAATAATAAACTGGGCGGTAATGTTTACGTGTATAGTAATAAAGCTATATTTGGATATGGACAAGCGGCGAGCGGGTTGATACATACTAATAAAGTAAGCAACGTGGGTGTTGTAGCAACCGACACGTCTGGTGTCGGTGGACAGTATAGATATATGCTAGCAGCGGCGGGTTATGGTTTCGACAAAGCTATATTTGTGATGGGGTATAATCAGCCCACATATCAAGGCTATAGCACCCTAATAGATAACACTGGAACTATTGTTCAAGAAACATGGCTTTATATGTACACTGGTAGAGCGAGGCATGCGGCAGCAACTTACGGTTTTGATAAAGCTATATTTGGATATGGAGAATTTAACAGCTCGCCCATTTCAAGCACCCAGCTAATAAATAACACCGGAGATGTGGCGGGAGAAATAACTGGTGTTGGAACTGCTAGATATGGTATTGCGGCGGCTGGTTATGGAAGTGACAAAGCAATCTTTGGTTATGGATATACTGGAGCCGTAACTTCAATCACCAACCTTGTAAGCAACACGGGTGTTGTATCAACCAATACAACTGGTGTTGGAACGGCTAGATATCTGCCAGCGGCGGCTGGTTATGGAAGCAACAAAGCTATATTTGGATATGGCGTTAGTAGCGCGGGTAATGTTTCAATGACAAATCTTGTAAGTAATACTGGTGTTGTAGCAACTGATACAACAGGCGTTGGCACGGCAAGAAATTCCCTAGCAGCGGCAGGTTACGGAGAGGACAGAGCTATATTTGGATATGGAGTTGTTAGTACATATCTTTCAATGACAAATCTTGTAAACAATGTGGGAGTTGTAGCAACTGACACAACCGGTGTTGGTACAGCAAGATATAGTTTAGCCGCTGCAAGTTATGGACGATCTTAAAAAACAAAAACAATAGGTTATAAAATATTATGGCATCAAACTTAAATTCTGAATTCAATTATAAATACCAAGTCATTGGTAGTACTCCATGGGAGAAACTCAAGACCCTGCAAGGGTTTTTGGTAGGACGCAAACGAGCAGCAGTATTGGAAAAATGTGCTGAACTAAAATACAAAGCAAAACTTGCTGAATATAAGCATCTGCTGACAGTACCTGCGCTACCACATATATTATTGAATCTAGAGGCCGAGATACTAGAATTAGAATCACATCTAGATGATCAAAAACATGCATTTGAACTAAATCGTAATGAAATCAAAATACTAGAAAATCTAATAGCAGAACTATATGTTGTTTGTGAAAAGACTCGCATACCCGGCTATACAGATGATCAAATGTTTGAAGCCAATGCCAACCTCGAATTTACTGTAACTGTTGGTCGCGAGTTGCAATCTGAAATTATTGCAAATGGCCGACCAAGTCCAGCAAAGCTATTGAACGCAATGAGCAATCCTCAAACATTAGAAATGTTAAAATCAGTTGGATTGGTCCCAGAAGGCACAATATTACTAGAAGACAATACTCTTTTATTGGCTTTAAAAAATAAAGAAAATCTTTTAGAAAAACCAACAGATCCATTGCTGAATCTGACTAACTAATATTAGCCAGTATAGATTTTAGATCTGTCTTTATTTTTTCAAACGGATCATCCCAGTTTCCATATTCTGTTTGTCTATACAATTTGACATTTTTGTACCAAGGTGATGTATTTTGCGGTAGTGCCCATATATAATACGGAAGTATTGGCGGTATTACCCAAGTATCTTTTCCCATTGCAGCCGACAAATGTGCAATGCTTGTGCATGATGTTATGATCAGATCCATGCTGGATATTATTTCTGCTGTATCTTTCCAGTTTTTCATTTCATATATCATATCTATACACGGAATGTTTTCCATCAAATCATTGTCTCGCTGCAAACTATAGTATGTTGCTCCTTCTATTTTTGCAATATCCAGCATTTTTTGAGTTGGAAATTTTCTGTGCTGCTCATGTTCAAATTTTGGATTTCCGCTCCATCTTAATCCAACTTTAAATTTTGATTTATTTTTTGGAACCCATCGTTTGTTGAATATATTCAAATACGGCTCGCTGCTTAAATTTGAATATTCCATCTTTAGATGCATTGTTGAAGACATAGATGGCACCCAACAATGATGATATACTTTATTGCAAACATCTCTATCAACCATGGCATGAATATATGGTAGATTTTCAAATAATGGAAAAAGCTCTTTGCTGCATCCAACTATCACTTTTGCACCAAGTTCATGAAAATTTTTTGCAAATCTTATATTGATTATTTCATCTCCATATCCACCTTCTCCATGAAATAAAAGTGTTTTTCCAACCAATGAACTTCCGTCATATATTGGAGCATTTATATTTTTTGCCCCACCAAAAACATTCAATAATCTTCCATATTCAAGATTTTTTTGTCCTTCATATAATCTACCATCTTGCATATTATACCAACCAAGGTTAAATCTCACCCTTGGATCATCTTGGTTTAGCGACATCAAAATGCTTTTTCCGTCGGACTTTCCGTGTATAGAATATTCCAGTGCTTGATCCAATCCTTTATCATTTTCTTGAAACATGATCATATGGTGGTATTATTGGCTACGAATGTCAATAATAATTTAGAATTGACAACATTTGATATATATGATCAGATATATATCTATGAGCTTAGAAATTATTATAAAAACGTGCGATGGAGAATCTGTTCATGGCAGCAACAATGAAAGATTTTGTAGAACAGATAAAAAGACACTTATATTAAAATGCCTTTCCAGCATCTTATGTTCAGTTTCTGGTCGTGATAATGGCACGAAAATAACAATAATTGATGACGCCAGCAGTGAAGATTGCATAAATGCAATCCAAAAAATACTTCAATCATATAAGCATCCATCTGAATTGATTGTGCGTGAAAAGCGAGATTATAACGAAGCTACGCTTCAATATTTTGAACTTGCCAGAGACAGTGAAAAAACAATGGTATATTGTGTTGAAGACGATTATCTACATTTTCCAAACGCAATAGCTGAAATGGAGCATTTTTATAAGTATGCATTTTCTCAATTTAACGGTACAAAAGATGTTGCAGTTCACCCATTTGATGACCCAGACAACTATTTATTGAAATATATGCAACCATCTAATATAGTTCAACACAATAGTCGTCATTGGAGAACGAATTATTATACAACTTGCACTTTTTTTACCACGCCCGGTGTTATAAATCGTGGATGGCAGCATTTTGAAAAGTTTGCAAACAACTATACCAAAGATGCTGATGTATGTGAAGCTACTACAATAAATCACGTGTGGTCAAATGAAAAAGTTCAACTATTTACCCCAATGCCAAGTTTAGCCATGCATATGCAATTTGAAGCAAACAGAGATAAAATGATAGATTGGAAAAAACTTTGGAGCATTATTCCAGAACTCGCATAATATATGATCGACGAAAATATTCAAAAAATAATAGCAGAGGCGTCACCGGCGTCGGAAAATAATAAGTATCAGCTTTCAAAATTACGGTCGTTGATGACTAAGAACCGAATGAAATTTTATAATGACTCCAACGGAGAAAAAGATTTGATACTTCATCATGTGCATCAAAAATACTTGAGTGTAAAAAACGAAGAAGATATTGTTTATAGTGGAGGAAAAAATCTTTTGTATTTTTCAATATTTTTAAGTGATGAATATGTTGATCTGTTATATATGTGCCTAAAAAGCATTATTTCAAACACACCAACTGTAAATTTTGATATATTGTTTATAACAGACGCTGCAACAAAGGTGAAGATAGAAGCATTTGACATTATATCCAAGTTTAATGTGGATTATATGCTGCTATCGGAAAAGGTTGACACCGGTCCACTCGCTTCATTGAAAAAATTGAACATATTTGATTACAAAAAAATATATGATTATTCAAAAATATTATTTTTTGATGCTGACATTATCTGTATAAGCGACTTGAATATAATTTTTCAGAAAGAATTGGTGCCGGAAAAACTTTATATTTGTTATACCCCAACAAGTACTTCCAATCTTTTGACATCTGTTACACACGGGATTATGCACTTGAGTGAATTGGACGCAATGACTATGAATGAAAACCCAAATATTACAGCATTCAATGCGGGTCAATTTTTGTTTTTAAATTCTTCAAGAATGAAAAATCATTTTAATAATGTAATATGGTTGAAAAATGTGTGGACGGGTGAATATTTTTACGAACAATCGTTCATGAATTATTATTTTGCACTAAAGTCACTTACAAGTTTATTGAGTGTAAAATTCAAACTTTTTCCAGATGATATACCGAATATGCCGGATATGCCAATGATTGAGCAGCAGTTGGTTGCTGTTACATACAATGAAAACAATAAAAATGTTGAGTCCAAATTACAAGTGAGTGGAGCTACATTGAGCAATTTCTTAAAAAAAGAATTGAAGACGAACGCTAATAGTGTCGATGGAATAGTAAAAAATCTGGTTCAAATGCATGGAGACCGTACAGTTGCAATACATTTCGCAGCCAAACTTCCAAACAGTTTTAATAAAAAATCATTTATAAATCTTTATACAAATGCCTATAAGTTACACATATAAAACAGTATTCATTCATATTCCAAAATGTGCGGGTACAACAATTGAAAAAATGTTGGGTACATGCACTCCACAAGAATATTATGATTTTAAATCAAGATTGAAAACGGGGCAACTCAAAACTCCACAACATTTTACATATTGTGAATTGAAAAGTGAGTTGGCTATAAATTGGGAAAATTTTTACACATTCTCCGTTGTAAGAAATCCATATTCAAGATTTGTGTCGGAATATAAATACAGAAAAAATTTGTTTTTAAAAACAAAAAAACCGGAACATGATCCCGGTACATTTGAATCTTTTATTGAAAAATTAAACACAGATGTAACCAAAAGAATTAAAATGTTTGATGGGCACTTAGAAACGCAATCTATATTTTTAAAAAATGAATCTGGTGCAATTGCGTCGAATATTGAAATCTTCAAGTTTGAAAATATGACTCCTTGTTGGGAAATGCTCACAAGTAAAACATCGGTTGAGTATAAAAATTATTTATGGTCAAACAAAAGTTCGGATGCTACTCCATATCAAGATTTTTTCACACCAGAAACAAAAAATACAATATATAACTTTTATAAAGAAGACTTTGATAATTTTGGCTATAGCTCGGAATTATAGAGCATATGATAGATTCAAATCAAAAAACGGTTATAATAAACAACATAAAGTTGCGAGGGTGTTCTACAAGCACCTACAATTTGAGTTTATTAGAAAATTTAAAAAATACTGTCAGAGTAAATAAATCTTGTTTATACAAAAATATAGAATGTGATAAAGATCTTATCGTTGAGCATTTGAACAAGAGATATGAACTCGCAGAATCAATAACCGACGAAATTTATGGAAAAAAAAATCTTTTATACTTTTCGGCATTTTTGAACGACGACTATATCGACATATTAAACATGTGTTTGAATAGCATAGTATCAAACACGCAATTGATTGACTTTGATTTATTGTTAATAACGGACTCCGAGACAAAAGAAAAAATATCTTCTTTGTCGGTTCTTTCATTTTTCAATGTAAATTATATGATTTTACCACCTGTCGAGGATGGTCCGGATGCGTCGATGAAAAAATTAAATATTTTTGATTACGAAAATATAAATCAGTATAGAAAAATTTTGTTTTTGGACATTGATTCTTTATGTGTTATGGACTTGAACAAAATATTCAATCAGCAATTTGCATCAAACACTCTTTATGTGTCACGTTCCGAATTTACAAGAATGCAAACTCTTACACTTATTCCTTTTGGAATAATGCATATTTCGGATAAAGATGCGAATTTTTTTTACAGCAATCGCTCCAAAATTATGCCGTTTAATGCTGGTCAGTTTTTTATGATAAATTCGTTAAAAATGCGTATGCATTTTGACAACGTTAGATGGCTTGCAAGTGCTTGGCCAGGTCCATATTTTTACGAACAATCGTTTATGAATTATTATTTTGTATTTCGCGATCTTGTAAAGCTTCTTTCAAGTGACGGTGTCAACAAATTAATATGTGTCGTAGGAATTTATTGGAAGGGAGAACGTAGAAATTTTAATTTTTTCGATTTCTTCGGAGACCCAGACGGCACAGCGGGAACAAGTGGATCGTCTGGCACGGGTGAGACTGACGAAACAAGTGACTCTTCTGGTGCGGCAAGATTTTACAATCATAAATTAACTTCCGAATTGAAACAAAAAAGATTGATAGTTTCTGGAGCTTCTAAGAGTAATTTTACTAAACCTCCTCCATCAGATTTTTGGAATAATGTTAATATTTCTACGGAATATAAATTTCATGATGAAAATTCCGTTGTTATCCACTTTGCTGGATTTGGTCCGGGTCCAGTCGCCAAGAAAAAATACATGATCGAATATATAAATAAACACAATTTAAGTGTGTGATAGTTATTATAACAACATTTTACAATTTTTAATCCATATATATGAATGAAACAATTCAACAATAAATGTTATAAAACTATATGGAACTAAATCAACCAGCTCAAGCACCTCAATCAAATTTTGGAATGCCATCGCAGCCCAACACAGGAATGCAATTTCCTCAAAGCGCCGCCAATCAAAATATTCCAAATTTTAATATTCCTTCTCAAAATCTTGGACCTGTCGTATTTGATCAAAACGAACTGTCTGAAATGAATAATATTCGTGAAGTATATGATCAATTGACCATTGCACTTGGTCAAGTTGAAATGCAAAAGCGCGAAATAAACAAGAACGAAAAACGAACATTAGAAAGATTGACTGCCATTGAGGCACAAGAAAAATTATTTTTGGACAAGATTGTTGCCAAGTATGGAGAAGGCACTTTTGATGTTAATACAGGCATATTTACTCCAAAACGTTGATATTTGTAAAAATACTATAATACTATAATCCTCCATTAATTTGGAGGATTTTTTATTGTTTCAATTTCTCCGGTCATATTTATATTTGCAACTTTTATACAGGAGTAAAAAATTAATATATGGCAATCGAACAAAATGGAAATTATAGCCCTTCAGAACGTATCGTTTCACCTGGTGTATTCACCAGAGAAATTGATCAATCGTTTCTTGCACAGGGTGTGGCAGCAATCGGCGGCGTGGTAGTCGCCCCGTTCCCAAAAGGACCGGGGTTTTCACCAACCGTAGTTACCAGCGAGGCGGACTTAGCTAATATCTTCGGCGATACCGATGGTACATTGTATGGTCCAATTACTGCACAACAATATATTCGTCAGCAAGGTCAAGTCACCGTCGTTCGCGTCGGTGGATTGTCTGGCTACGAACAGAAAAAAGCATTGTTTGTCACTGCAATTGCTGGACAATATTCTCGTTTTCAAGAGAATTCAATTGTTTCTGGATCGTTGTTGTCCGGTACAATTTATCCAAATTCTGTTGTTAATAGTCAATTTAATATCACAGGAAGCGTAAATGCAACATTTGAAAGTGGATATTATATGAATGAATCAAATGTTATCGGAACACTTCAACTCAGAACGTTTTTAAGTTCATCAACAAATCTTTATGGTGCGGTGACTGGTTCTGACGGATGTTTGGATTATTTCCGCGCAACTGCGTCTATCAATAATACTCCGTTCCTTGTCAGTGGATCGTCTCCTTGGAATAATACAAGACTGTCTGAATTGACAATTTCCAGAGTAAACGGAGCTTGTGATTTTGTTCTGGAAATTTCCGGAATTCTAACTGGTTCATATGGTCCGTTTAATCCAAATGGATTTCAACCGGGCGTTGGTTTGACTGAAGATGGTTGTGAAAGCTCTTCATATGCAACTGGAAGCGACAGCGTTCTTCTTGCAGTTCTTGCCAACACAGCATATGATACAGGACAAAACTTATACGGATTCAGCGGTTCTTTGTTACACACATCGTCCGCAGAATCAATTACTGCTGATTTTTCATTGGACCTGAATACCATTTACACAGATACCGAAGGAAACACCGCAAGTTCATCATATGGAACATATCAGTTCTCGCTTGATGAAAATTCCAACAAGTATATCACAAATGTATTTGGTACAGATCCAGTGGCTGGATACTATCCAGTAGCTGCTCTTCAAAAGAAAGAAGCGGCGTATACATATGTAAACTTCAAACACAAAACAAAGCAAATAATAACCGAAATGTTGGAATCTGGAAGTTGGAAGATTTCTGTTAGTTTCCGCGATGCTATGGATTTCCAAGATGGTATATTACCAGCCGATGGAACATCAACATATGACCTAACAAACGCATATACTCCTTATATTCGTTCGCAGGCAATCGCTGGATATAACACAGCTGACGCGCAGGCTTATGATCTATTCAAGGTTCATACTTTGAGCGATGGTACCACATCAAACTTGATGTATAAAGTTGAAATCAGCAATGTTCGCAGTCCAGGATCAATATCAGGCACAAAGTACGGATCATTTACTCTTGGGTTACGTGGCTATGGAGATACTGATCTAAAACCAAATTATTTAGAACGTTACGATAATTTGAATATTGATCCAGACAGTCCAAACTTTATTGCTCGTCGAATTGGTGATACATACAACTATATAGACTTCAATGGTAAAATAATTGAAAATGGAACTTTTCCACAAAAGAGTAAATATATTCGCGTTGAAACAGCAACATCACCATGGCCAGTCGGTTCAATTCCATTTGGATTTGGTCCATATACATCACCAATCGGTGGAGATTATGCTCGTCTTGGTAAATTAGCAGCAATGCAATATTGTAGTGCATCTGTATATACCCTACAAGTTGGTCGTTATGCATCAGGTGTGGTATTTAATCCAGCACCTGGTCAAGCAGATGCAGAATTAGCGGGATTATATCCAAACGGATCGTCGGTTGGACCTGAACTTGACAACAAGCAATATTTCGCACCAGTTCCACAAGGCGCATCTGTTAATTCAAATGTAGCATTTGATCTGGAAAATGACTGCGGAATATCTCCACTATATGTTGCTTCCCAAGAATCCTTGAATGTTAAGAAACGTCGTTTCATTCTTGGTTTCCAAGGTGGATTTGATGGTCAATCTCCATCAATGCCAATTCTTATCGGAGATGATATTCTTCCAACAAATCAACAAGGACTAGATTGTTCTACATCAACAAGTCGTGGGACTTATGCGTATAGACAAGCTATTTCTGCATTGAGCAATGCCGACGAGTTTGATTTCAATCTCGTGGTTGCACCTGGTATCAATTATGACGATCATTCATACGTCGCAACATCAATCGTTGATGTATGTGAACGCCGTGGTGATGCGTTTTATATCATGGACATTGCACCAAATCAAACAGCTGGTGCGGCTGCTATTCAAAATGTTGTTGATTTGGCCGGTGAATTTGATACAAATTATGCAGCATCGTATTATCCTTGGGTCAAGATCAGCGAATCAAACAGCAACAAGATAATGACAGTTCCTCCGTCGGTTGTTATGATGGGTGTATATGCTTCAAACGACAAGGTAGCGGCTGAATGGTTTGCTCCTGCCGGTCTAAACCGTGGCGGTATTGCAACTGCCATATCGGTGGCTGACAGATTGTCTCACACCGAACGCGATACTCTATATGAAGGTCGCATCAATCCAATTGCTGCGTTTCCAGGACAAGGTGTTGTGGCGTGGGGTCAAAAGACACTGCAACGTCAGCCTTCCGCTTTGGATCGCATCAATGTACGTCGTTTGTTGATTGCATTGAAGAAGTTCATTGCGTCGTCAAGTCGCTATCTGGTGTTTGAACAAAACGTCAGCACGACACGCCAACGTTTCTTGAATATTGTAAATCCATACTTGGAGAGCGTACAACAACGTTCCGGTATCTATTCATTCAAAGTAGTTATGGATGATAGTAACAATACTCCAGATATAGTTGATCGTGGTATATTGTATGGTCAAATATTCATCCAGCCAACACGCACTGCGGAATTCATTGTACTTGATTTCAATGTACTACCAACGGGTGCTACTTTTCCTGGCGCCTAATATAGTATAAAAAATTAAACTCAAAAACCCACCGAAAGGTGGGTTTTTTTATTGATATATTGAGTAGTATTGATATATTTATAAGATATGCATATATTACTGAAGAATATCTTGAAAGAAGCGGTGGCCAAAGAAGATGGTGAAAATCCATTAAAAATTCAATTATACGTAGATATGGACGGAGTTCTCGTTGATTTGGATGGTGGGTTCAAAAAAATAACAACAATGACACCAAAAGAATATTCTAAAAAAAATGGAAAAAATGCTTTTTGGGATGTTGTAGAAAAAAATCCAAATTTTTGGTTGAATCTAGATCCTCTACCAGACGCAAAAATTTTGTGGGACTTTGTAAAAGATAATTTTAAAAATCCGACGCCCATAATACTAAGCGCGGGACAAGGTTCCAATGTTAAAAAACAAAAAGAAGCTTGGATAAGAAAATATATTGATTCAACGGTTGAGGTAAGAATTGCAACCTCTGGTTATTTGAAATCAAACTATGCTACAAAAATTCCGAATGTTATGAATGTGTTGTTGGATGACACCGGTCCCGGTGACGTAGAAGACGGCAGGCCGGATAACATAACAGCATGGGAAAATGTGTCTGGCAACATTGCCATTCATCACACAGACACAGCGAGCAGTATACAAAAAATTAGAGATATACTCTCAATATGAGCAATTTAAAACTGAGATCTATTTTGATAAAAGAACAGTTTCATATCACCGACGTTATGGCTTTAAAAAAATGAAATATCCTTTATATCGCAATAATCTTTGTCCAAAACTTTGGAACATCAATGAAGATGGTGCCAAACTTGATGATATAGTGCGCAAAGGATTATTAAAAATCGCGCAAGATTTTGTGGCCAATCTCAAGAAAGAAAATAATATACATATAAAAATATATGATATTGTTGTCATTGGCAGCATCACCAATTATAATTGGACAGATTATAGTGACATTGACTTGCATGTTGTCACAGATTTTAAAGATTTAGATATGACAGCAGATGATGCTCAAACATTATTTGATGCTATAAAAGTGGGTTGGAACAACAAACATAATATTACCATGAAAGGTCATGATGTTGAAATATATGTTCAAGACACAGCACATGTACCTACTTCAGCCAGTTCATATAGTGTATATAAAAATGATTGGATTCAAGAACCTGTTAAAGAAAGTCCAACTTTCAACAAAGAACTTATAAAAAAGAAGTATAAAGAATACAAAAAGAAGATAACAACACTATTGTCAAAACATGATGAAACTGCTCTAAAGAGTCTGTTGGACAAGCTTTATAAGTATCGTCAATCTGGTTTGGATAGTGGCGGCGAATTGAGTGAAGAAAATATAGTATTCAAGATTATTCGTGCTCATGGATATTTGGATAAAATCAAAGACAATATAGCCAAGAACTATGATAAAAAGATGAGCGTGAATGAATTAGAGAAAATTGACGACGGTATATCTTCGCCGGATGGAAAATCTGTGACTTGGATGGCCGACGAAGATGAGGGTGAATTTGGATTGGTTCCTACCGACGACGATGATGCACGTAAATTTTTTACAGTACATGGAATGAAAGTTTACGCTGCATTCAGGGTCATGCCAAAAGCAGTGCAGGCGATGAAAGACGCCGGCGACGATGATTATATGGAAACTGCTCTTGTAAATTTGCGCCATGCAGTCAAGCACCCAGAGCACGGTGCTGGCAGCAAATCGATTGTAAGAAATTTGGTTAAAATATCCGTCGAAAGATTGTTCAACTCCGAAGTGTATGATGCATCAAAGATAAGTGTAATCATTCCTTTTGGATCAAAAAGCAAATTAAATTACGTCGTTGCAAATGAAGTTAAACGATATGTTCCAAATGCAGTGGTATTGGAAGGATTTTTGAAAAAAGACAAATGGAAAAACGTACAATTGTCACCCGTATTTTGGCATCAGTACAAACGAGCCAAGAGCCTAAAAAAAGATCTGTCATATTTTGAATATGTCATTCGAGATTTAGAGTCTAAGAAAAAAAATCACGGAGAAGAAGAATTTGAAATCAAAAAAGTCGGTGCTACCAATAGAATGTATTATAGCATGTTTTACACTGTTGCGGAAGGGTACTCTATTGACTTGATCAAGAAAATAAAAGGAGCAAATGTATTGCTGATTGACGATACTTTGGAAGCCGGTGCCACATTAAAGGATGCATATAGAGCAGTTAGTGGGTTTGGTCCTTCCGATGTTCTGACTTATATTTTCTTATTTGGTAGATATGCAACCGTTCCAAAGGCTGTAAAAGAAATTGCCATGAACAACGATGGGTATGAACGAGAAATTGAAAACGCGGCAAAACAAATATTATCGTATGCAATTGAGTTTGGTATATATCCAGACATAAACCCTTATATTGAAGATATATCATCGAGATACAAAAAAGATGATGATGCTGTGTATAGCGATATAGCAAGAATAGCTTCTAAACTTTCAAAGTAAGAAATAAAAAAGCCCCGATTTCTCGGGGCTTCTTTTTTAAGTGAATTATTGCTTCACGAACTTATTGCTTCTTTTTACCAGCGGCAGGAGGCGGCAACTTTGCTGCATCTTCTGGTGTAATCTTTGCTCGTTCTTCTTTGTCCAATTTACCATCCTTGTTTGTGTCATACTTTGCGACGATTGCTTTTTGCTCATCAGTCAGCGGCGGGCGTTCTTTCTTTTCTGCGGCTACAACTGACAATACTGATGCTAGTGCTAATAGGATATACTTTTTCATATTTTTCTTTTGTTGCATCAACCGTTATTAGTTGACAATATTTATTGTTATACATTTGATTGGTATAGTCAATACTATTTGTACTATATTAAATTATTCTTTCCATTCTCCAATTCGTTTCAATTCTTTTTCAATTAAAAACCAATCGTCGTTTCCTGAAAATCCCGCCTTGTCATCTAAAATTACATTGGCATAAAACTTTTTGCTAAAGTCACACAATGCATCATTTGGACATTCTGGATTGCAATTTACATGTTTGAAATATACATTATGTTTTTCAAGATTATCCAATACTTTACTGGCAGGTAAGACATGACTACTTGTCCATAATATCAAAGATATATCTTCACGCTTGCTCCATTGCTGCAACACTTTTACTGCATTGGGCATATAATCCGCACCATCATTATTTAGATTATATTTGGCTTCTAATATAACATCATGCACATCTACAGCAATAAAGATTTTATTCCAACGACGCTTGGCTTTTTCTGTAAAAGATCTTTCTATATTGAATATAGTCATAATTGCACAATGAACACCGTTTATTAATATGTCAACACCATTCATAAAATTCCCAACATTATCTTATTATAAGATTAAATAATTTTGATAATAATTAAACTATTTTATATTTTATTGTATATTTATAATCAAAGAACAAACAATTAAACACCCAATATTATGGCAGAACTAATAGACCAAAATCAAATTTTCTTTACAGCATTTGAGCCAAAAGTGGCCAATCGTTTCATAATGAATATCGACGGTATACCCGCGTATACTATAAAAGCAGCCGGTCGTCCCAATATCAACGTTGGTGTTATAACAATGGATCATATCAATTTGAAGCGCAAGTTGAAAGGCAAGAGTGAATGGCAGGACATTAATATCACTTTGTATGATCCAATCGTTCCGTCTGCTGCTCAAGCATGCATGGAATGGGTGCGTCTGGCACATGAATCTGTCACTGGTCGCAACGGGTATGCCGACATGTACAAGAAGGACGTACAAATTCAAGTTCTTGGTCCTGTTGGAGATATTGTTGAAAAGTGGGACATCAAGGGTGCGTTTCCTTCACAAGTTGATTTCAATGCAACTGCGCTGGATTGGTCAAGTGCAGGAGATGCGTTGACAATAAGTGTCACACTGAGCATGGACTATTGTATTCTGCAATTTTAATATAATAAGTCAAAGTTTAATTCTACACCTGAAAACCACCGAATAATCGGTGGTTTTCTTTTTTATATATTGTTATAATAACATGTAGTTGAGCATTTTGATCTTGACATCTGTTCATATCTGACTATACAATCTTGATTCCAAGCCACACAAATCACACAATAAATGCAAACACTGTGTAACTTAAATACACTTTTTTTATAAACTTATTGATATTTATATATACTTAAAAATAAGAATAGAAAATCTATGAATAAAGATCAACTAAAACAACTGGTAAGACAAATAGTAAAAGAAGCAATTGGATTGGGAGTGGCTGAAACCAATCTACAAGAAGGAACTCCACCAAATTTTCCAGCTGCTCTTAAAAAGAAATTGTTGAGTAGATACAAAGATGTTCCACAAAAAGCTTATGCAACAATGTGGAAGATGCATAATTCTAAAAATGAAGGTAATCAGCGTGTTTGTGAAATGTGGGCTGCTTGGGAAGCTAAAGGAATGAATGAAGAACATGATGAAACAGACATGAATAATCCAGAAGAAAAGCGTGAAGTTGAATTGGCTAAAAAAGCAAAAGCCGCTGCTGCTGAAATATTAAAAATGCACGGCAAATGAAAAAATTTGAACTAAGAAATCTTATCAAAGAAATTGTTCAGCGTAAACTGAATGAAAATATTGGTCAGAACGCTGATGCTGTGAATAAAATTGTTGGTGAAAATTCTATAAAAGATGTGAAGATAATGACTCACGCCGGTTCACACAATTTGGAAATTGTAGAAATTTATGAAAACAACGGCGTTTTGTATTTTAGTGTAAATACAGATTCAGTTGAACAAAATGAAACTATTCAGGAAATTGGTGAAGTTGGTGCAGCCGAGGTTGGAGTATCTGCTCCAGAATCTGGTATGACTGATTCAGACAAAAAATCATTGGCAATATATCAAGCTGCTTTGGATAAAATCACGAATGATATTCGCAAAATTGACGCTGATATAGTCAAACTGCATGCACCAGTTCAAAGAAAAATAGAAGGACTTGAACGTAAAAAAGCAAGTTTGTCAAAGAAGCAAGGTCAAGTCATTGACAGAATAAATGCTATAAAAGATAAACAATAAATTATGAAAAAATCTGAACTAAAGGATTTGATCAAAGAAATGCTACAAGATCAACATCCATTGCCACAAGACACACATGCTACTGATTTGAATGAGTTGTTTGACAATTCTGTTATGATTCAAACTAGCAAAGGACCATATAAATTTTGGGCAGATGAAGATCGTGAAGAAGACAATATCAAGTTGTTTCATTATGTCAAAGGACCGGACGGTAAAGAACATGACGTGAACATAAGTCCATATGAAATTAACTGGAAATCTTCAGATATGATTGAAAAAGTAAAGAAGTGGATTGAATCTGATATGCCAAATACAAAAATCAGCGAAAATAATTTACAAGAAAACAAAACTACCATGAAAAAATCTGAACTAAAAGCACTACTAAAAGTAATTATTCAAGAAGTTGTTGCAGCAAAGCAAAAACGTATTGACGAAACCAAAAGATTATCTGGATTCAAAAAACCATCCACATCAAAAAATATGGGCAGTCTCAAAGAAGACATCTTGGGAATGATTCGCGAAGCTATTGCAGAATCGGACATTGAAGAAATTCGTGTTAAAGGTGCTGTGGGCAGCAAGTTTAAAGTGCAAGATTCAAGTTCTCCAACCGGCTGGGCAGTCAAAGGTCACAAGACCATTCCAGATGGCACACCAACCGAAGCTCCAAAAGGACCATATATTCCAAAAGGAATTGCTGGTATGGGTCGTCCAAAGAAAGTTGCACCAGTTTCAAGTGTCGGTGGATCTGACTTTGATACAGCAACTCGTGGTGCAATTGAAAATATTTTGACCGCTGCTCCCAACACAACAGACAGCGATATCATGCAACAATTGTCTTCAAGTGCAAGCGAAGAAGAAGTATCTCTCAATCTAGATCCAGCGTTTGTCAAGAAAACCGCAGATGAATTGAGAAAAGAACTTTCTGCTGACACAGACAATCAACTAGACGACGCTCCAGAAAGCGATCTTGCTGCTATGTCATCTTCAGAAGAAAAAAGAAAAGCTGCACAGCGTGCCTTTATTATTAAGAAACTACAAGCAGCAAAACGAGCAAAACAAGCAATCAAATAATATCATGAAAAAACTAGTCATATCATTTCTGGCTCTGTTTCTATTGACAGGATGTCCAAGTATACCAAAGATGCCTAGTTTTGGAAAGAAACCGGAAAAATCCGAACAAATAGCAAAAGAACCAGAAGTAAATGTGGCGGCAGTTGTTGCAGCGCAGTCAGCAAAAGAAGCAATGGAAAGGGCAGAAATAGCGGAAAAAAAAGCAGCAGATGACAAAAAAAATATGGAGGCTGAATATGCCAAGTTAAAGGCAGAAACACAAAAGGCATATAATGATCTTCGCGAAAAAGACCTTGAGAATTTCGCTAAGATATCAGAAATAAACTATGGTGTATATCATGTAACTCAAGAAAAGAAAAAAGTAGACATTAATACCACCATTGCACATCTACGTTCAAAAGAAATAATGATGCGTACAGATGTTCTAACTGACGCTAAAAAATCAGAAATTCAAAAAGAAGTTGCTGAAGAAAAAATTATTAAAGAATCTCTTCAAAAAAGTATAGATGGATTGTATATAAAATACAAAGCAACAATTGAATTGGCTGTGAATCAAAAAGCTCAATTGGATGATGCTGAAGCAATAATTGTTCAAAAAGAAAAAGAAAAGTCGCAACTAAAAGAAGCTAATCGTATTGCAATTGAAAAAATAGAAGCCGAAAAGAAAATAGAAGTTGATCGCATTCGTGCTGACGCAGTTGATCAAGTTCGTTTATTAAAAGAAGCACAACAACAAGAACTTATGGTATGGTTGGTTAGATTGTTGGGTGGTATTGGAATATTGTTTGTGATTCTTGGTGTGTTGTTCAAAAGCTTCAATATGATTTTTTCTGGCATCACATTTCTGGGTCTTGCATATATGGCAACCACTGTTCCTATGTGGATTATAGGAGCAATAGCGGCTGGTTCTATATTATTGATGGGTGTTATTCAATTGATTACTGCAAACAAAAAGAAAGCAGTTGAATCAGACTCAAAGAAAAAGATATAAATAATATCTTAGTTTTTATATATACACAAAACTTTTTGTAGTTCATATATATAACAAACAACCGTTATATAAATATGGATAATACAATACCAGTATCAAGACAAGCAGCACCTGTTTCAACATCAGTGCATACACAAAACCAACAGGCAGTCACGCCAGCCGAAACAAAGTTGGATTTTCCAGTTGAATATATAGACATTCCATCAGAAGGCTATTTTTATCCATTATCTTCTCCATTGTCATCAGGTCGCATTCAATTGAAACACATGACCGCAAGAGAAGAAGATATTCTTACCAACCAAAATCTTATTAAAAAGGGAGTTGTACTTGATGAATTGTTGAAAGCAATCATTGTTACTCCAAATGTTAAACTTGATGATATTGTGGTTGGTGACAAAAATGCTATATTAGTTGCAGCACGTAGATTGGCGTATGGAGATAAATATTCTGCAAAAATTACATGTCCAAAATGCGGAGAAGAAAATGAAGTAGAAATTAATCTTGGAGATGTAAAGTTCAAAGAATTTGATTTTACCAAACATACAAAAGGTGAAAATGCATTTAATTTTGAACTGCCAATATCTAAAAAGAATCTTACATACAGACTTCTTACTCACAAAGATGAAAATGATATTGATGCTGAATTGAAAGGTTTGGCGAAACTATCAAAAACAAACGCACCAGAAATGACCACGCGTTTAAAATACACCATTATAGCAATTGATGGAAACAATGATAGAGGATTGATTAAAAAGTTTGTGGATAATATGCTTGCCAAAGACAGCATATCTTTTCGTAAATATATAAGACAAAATACTCCAGACATGGACATGACATTTGATTTTACATGTACCGCGTGCGGACACAACGAGCGGATGGCATTGCCATTGGGTGTAGACTTCTTTTGGCCTTCCTCTGGAGTATAAAATAGCTCTGCACGAAGAGGTATTTAACCTCTGTTATTATAGTAACGGCGCATTCAGTCATTCTGAGGCATATACTCTGCCTGTATATTTGCGAAGATTTTATATAAAAAAGCTGGCAGACACCAAAAAGAACGAGGCTGATCAGCACAAGTCTTCTGAGAATGGACAAAATTCTACTGGAAAAATACATCGTCCAGCTATACGATAATGGTAAAAATGTCGGTTATTATATACTTATATAAGATATAATAAATATCATATAACATGGCTGATGAACCCACCATAACTGACGAAACATACGATAAACTCGAAGCGATTAAAGAATCTGCCGAGGATATTTCGCGTACTTTTAGAGGTATAACAGAAGAAATACAGAAATCGGCAAAACAAACAAATGTTTGGCTTGATGCAACAAAAGCATTGCAATCGGCAGAATCTGGAATGCAGCGTAGCAAACAATTTAATGAAAGTATTGAAAAACAAATCAGTGAGAACAAAAAACGACAATCAAACCTGTTGGGCAGAGAAACCGAAAAAATTAAAGAAAAGCTTAAATTTTTAGACCAAGAAAAAACACTCACAAACGATAGAATACAGGCACAGAGAAATATTTTAAGTGATGACAAAAGTGAAGGTGTTGAAAAAGAGGGTGCGAGAACGAGGCTTATGATGTTGGTAGATAAATCTCTTGAACTAGAAAGACAGATAACACAAAATACAAAGCTTCAAAGTGAGATGCGCGATAATATTTTAGTTGCATTGCAACGACAAGAAACCAAACTTAAAGCAAATTTAATCCTTGGTGAAAAGATATATAGAACAGAAACAGACAGAAAAGAACTTGCAGAAAAAGTGGGCAAACTTCATGAAGCATTAATAAAACCACTCACTGAAGAATCAAAAGAATTTGGAAAAATAAAATCATTGGTAATGGATGTTGCCAAAGGTGGATTGACTGCATGGCTGGCATTATTGCAAGCTTCATTAGAACGCTGGAAAGAATTGGATAAAGCAGCCGGAGAATTTAGAATTAAAACCGGATTTTTAGTTTCTCAAACAAGAGAGTTGAATAATTCTGCAAGAGAAGTAAATGCTGAAATGGCTCAGATTGGAGTTGGATTGGATGAAGCATATGGAGCAGCATCTGCATTAACCAATCAATTTCAAGTAATTGGTATAGTAACCAAAGATATGGTAAAAGATACTGCTCAAATGGCAGCAAATTTAGGAATATCGGTTGAAGATTCTGCCAAGATAAGAAGCATTTTTACTTCAATATCAAAATCGTCTGGAATTACTGCCACTCAAATGATGGGCGCAGCTGCACGACTTGCTGAAATGGGAGGAGTTGCTCCTGCTATGGTAATGAAGGATATTGCAGAAGCATCCGAAGACTCTTTAAAATTCTTATCAAAAAGTCCTTTAGCTTTGATGAGAGCTGCGGTTGAAGCCAGAAGACTTGGAACAACCATCAATTCTTTATCAAAGTCATCTAGGGGATTTTTAAATTTTCAAGATTCAATAACATCTGAATTAACAGCATCAGCCATGGTTGGAAAGTCTCTAAACTTCCAAGCTGCCAGAAGAGCTGCATTTGAAAAAGACATTGTAAAATCAAGACAACTTGCATTGAAAGAAATTTCAAAACTTGGAGATTTTAATAAGTTGGATATTCTACAACAAGAAGAAGTTGCAAAGGCGGCTCATATGACAGTTGACGAAATTATTCAACAGCAAAATCAGACAAAAATATTAGCTGCATTAGAAAAAGAACGCCCAGAAATGTTTAAAGAATATATGGCGATGCAGAAAAAACTAAGAGAGGATGAAAAGGCTGGAACAAATGATCTTGTAAAGCAAGGAGAAGAACTTGTAAAGAGACAGATGCGTCAGACCGAATTAAACAAACTTACAAATTCTTTCAAACAAATTTGGACCGATATATCAGACGCATTGCTTCCAATTGCAAATATTATAATGCCTATTATAATAACGGCGGTTAGACTGCTTATAATACCAATAAAATTAATTTCTTCATTTGTGAAAGGAATGTTGAAACCATTTGATATCATTGGAAGCTCCTTGAGATCCGGAAACAATAGCGCCATGTCAATGGAAAAGGCGATGGCTGGGGTGGCAAAATTCACAGAAAGCGCCGCCAAATGGATGGAAAAACTAGGAGAATTAGCGGGCGGAATAGCAAAAATATATCTTTGGTGGAGTTTTTTTACAGGAACACTTGGACGCACTAACGCATATTTTAGACTCATGAGTTTGAGAGTTGGTCAAATTTGGACAGCATTCAAAAATATTGGAACTGCAGTCTCCAATGTGTTTTCTGGTACTGGTATTGGCAGAAGCGTTTCTGCGTTTTTTGGTTATGTCGGAGGAAGGGTTTCCGCATTAAAAACCGCATTGTCCAGTGCGTTTTCTGGTGCTGGTATGTTCTCTGGTATTGGCAGAAGCGTTTCTGCGTTTTTTGGTTATGTCGGAGGAAGGGTTTCCGCATTAAAAACCATACTAAAACCCATCGGTGATGCATTTTCTATATTTTTTACATCAATTAAAAATCTTTTTGGATCAATTCTGGGACCAAAAATCATGGAATTTGGTGGAACCATAATTTCTATATTTAAGAATATGGGCACAGCGGTGTCTCGATTTTTTGGTGGAATTGCCAGTGGTGGTGGAGTTTTTGCAAGATTATTCACATTCCTTGGAAAATTTGGAACAAAATTTTTAAAAATTTTCTCTATTGGAATAAAAAAAGTACCATTTATAGGCTGGGTCATCAGTGGTTTGGAAGCAATATATAAACTTGGCAGCAAATTTATTGACCTATGGAACGACGACAGTTTAAATCCCGGTGAAAAAATACTAAAGGCACTGGTGGCAATTCCGGCGGTATTGTATGATGTATTTCTTTCGGTGTTTGTGGATATTGGGGAATGGATTTCAAGAAAGTTATTTGGCGACGGATTCACCGATAAGATTGTTGATGGACTTAGCAGTATTAAAAACATAGTGTTTGATGTGCTTAAATGGCCATTCAAAAAATTTCTTGGTTGGTTTAAAAGCGATTCCCAACTTGCTGGAGAATCCCCATCCGGAATTGGACTTATGCTAGTTGACGGACTTACATCTGTTGGTTCAATGATATTTGATGCGCTATCAAGTCCGTTCAAAAAAGTTATGAATTTTGTGTCTGGAATATTTGGAAAAAACGTTGGCATAGCGCGTATGATTGTGGATGCAATAAAATCAATGGGTGGAACAATTTTCAACACGCTTTCTTCAGCATTCAAAAAAGTTATGGAATTTGTAAGTAGCATTCCATTAATTGGTAGATTTTTTGGAGGAAAAGACGCATCAAAGGCTGCTATTGAAGCAAAATCAATAGTAGAAAGTAAGATCAATCATATGGTTGAAATCGTAAATATGGATGAACTCAAGATGAGTATAGATAAATTAACAGATGCAATATCCTCACTTGGCGGCGCAGCCGGTGGTGCAACACCTGTAGTTAATGTTAATAATAATTCTGATGCGATGATATCAAAGCTTGATGAGCTAATAAACCTACTGACGGGTGGTGCAGTTGCTGTACACATGGATGGAACGTTGGTGTCAAAGGCGCTTGCAAGGGTATCATAATATTTATAGAATATGTCACTCAACACCGCATTAAAGTCTATTGGAAAATTCATACTTAATGTATTAACGACTCCATCAGATGGTATTTATCCAATAAAAAGATTAACCAATGATGATAGAAGAAACATATATTATGCGAGAGAAGATAAAATATTTAATCCAGATTATTTAACCAAGAATGATCTTCCGTCAGATTTGACTGCTCGCATTGGTATAGATAGAAATATACCTCTCAATTATCAGACAGCCAAACTAAGTTCTGCTAAATATAATGGATTACAATTGGACAATGGTAAAATTCAAGGAACTGCAACTGGTCCATTTGCAAACTTTGTTTTGCTTAAAGGAGACGCCAAGTATGGTTCATTGAGATACAAAACTGCGATGGATGGATATGTTAATTTCTCGAGAATATGGTCAGATCCAAGTTTTAATAATTATGGTACCTCCGGAACAGGTATTATTCAATGGGAATATAGACCGGAGTATTCTAATGGAAGTGAACGCCAGTCAAAATATGATGGAGCATATCATTTTTTTAAAGATGATGGAAATAATAACCTTGGAGCATATAGCACAGCCAACAGTTCCAATTTATTCTATAATGACACTGCCACATTTGCAGGAAATATACCATCTAAGTTGATACCGGTGTCTGCGTTCCATAAATACTACCCAGACAGTATAGACCCAAACTCAAAATATTCATATTACGCATCACCTGATGCAATTAAAAATCAAACTATTGGCGCTTTCATTCAAAACTCCACATCCCAGACCAATACGATACAGTCGCAAGCCGTGGGAGTAGATGCAAATTCCGGAACAACAATAATGTCGCCGTTTTTTGTTGGTGCAGGAAGCAAAACAAATATAATAAGTATTTATAAAAGAATGGTTAGAAACCTAAAACCGGCCAATGAAACAACCGGTACTGCTCAATTTAGAGCATCTGCTGAAAGATATACTACAAATCTGGACATAGGGGTTCACGAATACAACAATTATGCTGCAATATATCCAGAAAATAGCAAAGCAGATGTTGTTGAAAAATCTACTGTGTTGTCTGGTCCATTCTTGGATTATCTCAAAGAAAATGGAGGAGTTGTAGATGAGATCAAGATAGATAATCGCAGCTTTGCAAAAGCAAACACGGATATAAACGAAATAGGTGAGCAAGATGAATACAATTCACTTTTGCCAACAAAAAACAAACGAGATATGTATTTAAATGATAGCGATCAATCCAGAGATCTCATATTTTTTTATTTTTACGATTTGGTCAACGAGATATATATACCTTTCAGAGCAACAATTTCTAGTATAACAGACAACAATACAGCGGATTGGGAAACGGTAAAATATATGGGCAGAGCAGATAATCTTTATATATACAAGGGATTTTCTCGCGATGCAACTTTCACTTTCAAAGTATATGCCAATAGCATACGAGAACTTGTTCCTATGTGGAAAAGAATAAATTATCTTGTGGGACTGACCCGACCAAGCGGTTATACAGGCAAAGCCACAGTTACAAACGAAGATACCACAGCAGTGAATGAATTTGCAAATGGTCTTGGATTGGGAGATAATTATATAGACACTTCTGGAAGAGAAAGTCAATTTATAGTTCCACCTATGATACGTTTTAGAATTGGAGATTTATATGATGACCAGCCAGCCATATTAAGAAACGTGGCCATATCAATACCAGATGATGCTACTTGGGAAACATTAAGAGATGATACTTATAAATATTTTTTTGGTAAAACTAAAGAACTCACAATCGACGCAACTTCCAAGCAACTTCCCAATATTATAGACGTGACTGTGCAACTTGCATTGATTGAAAGAAAACAGTCAATTACCAACGAAAATCATTTTGGTCCAAAGGAACGCGAAAATGACTGGGAAATGAAGATGGGAAGCGGAGATTTTGTAGCCAGTTGAATATAAAAAGCAAAATGAATAGATATACACAAAATAATAATATATCCAAAAGATACGATGGTAAACGCGTATACAAAACCACTCGATATCCAAAAATTCCAATAGGATTTGATGACATATATATAATAGCAAGTGATACGGATTATCTTGACAGTCTTGCATATAAGTTTTATAAAGACAGTACGCTATGGTGGGTAATTGCTCAAGCCAATGGC